ATGATCCTTAAATAACATACCAGTTAGAGCCGGTGGGAACCGTTACCGTAATTCCACTGTTGATAGAAATAGGCCCAAACGAACCAGCGTTGTAGCCAGTGCTGATGGTGTAGTTTACTGTTACGGTCTGTCCGTTTTGGATAAAAATCTGATCTGATCCACCGCCTGTTGCGCCGCCACTTGTAGTCGCCTTAACGTAGTCAGTGCCGCTCCAGAACAATACGGATTTTTCTCCGTTAATCATGGTAACGCCTGTAGTGGCTGCGCCCTTAACCGTTAGGAGAAATCCACCTGTACAGTTATTGTTGATGATATACGACTTGCTGCTGCTAGGGAGGATTAGGTTTCTGGCTGCGGTCATTGCCCCGCTAAGGTTCAGGATAGCGTACTGCCCCGAAAGTGTGGTTATGCCTGTACCTGCGCTAGTTCCTTGCGTGTTAGCTAAAGTAACGTCTGCCGTGGTTATTGTGACAGCCAAGCCGCCCGCAATGGCAATGTCCAAGTAAGCGGTGAGGGCGTTGTTTACATCATCGCCCCAAGTGCCTGATTCCGTCCCGGTGACCGGCAGGCCAAGGGATAGATTAGTAGTGTAATTGACTGTCATGTTGTAACCTTTACTAAACGACTGTCCAGACCGAACCAGTAGGTACTGTTACAGTTATTCCACTAGCCACCGATATTGGGCCTGCACTAAAGGCATTTCTACCCGTACTAATAGTTGAACTTACATCAATTGAGGCATCATTTTCTACATACCCTTCACCGCCAGTAATAGCTCGTCCTGACGGATAAGTAACAAAAACATCCTTTGTACCAGAAGAAAATGTAACAAGCGACCCGCCGTTGCTGGAGGATAAGACTGTATCACGGGATAAAGTTGTGCCAGAGGATGTATACGTCCCAATGCCAACTTCCCACTCAGAGCCAGACTGGCCTGCAATTGTGTAATACGTTGTATTGGCATTACCCACCGCAGAAAACGACTGAAACCCCGTTGAGGCTCCAAGAAGCGTGACAGTACCCGTACCCGTTGTAGCGGTAGTTTCTTTAACCCGATCTGCTAGTACAAGAGCCATTTATGCCTCTATGGTGGAGTGTCAATCAACACCCAACTTGTGGTCTGATTGTTTGGGATTGTAGACCAACTGGGGGATTGCACATTAGCTATATTTTGCCAGTTTGCTGTTTGATTGTTGTCTATTATGACCCAACTTACCGGAATAATTATCCCCACAGCACCCACTGCCTGCACCCCAGACAGCGCCAACGATATATCTATACCTACACTACCAACTCCGCCTGTTGCTTCAAGCCCGGTAAGGGCAATAGAAACTGCTTGGGATGTAGTAATTGTTCCAACTAATCCAACCGCCTGAACTCCAGTCAGCGCAAGGGATATATCTACACTTACAGTACCCGCATTCCCCGTTGCCTGAACTCCCGTTAACGCCAATGTGACGTTAGTTCCCCCCAACGCTGAGAACGGCGCTCCAGAGAAAGGGGTTATACCAAACATGGCCTACGGCCTTCGCCGCCTCCGCTTAGGTTGTTGCCAAACGCAACAAAGCAGTCGTAGTGGTACTGGAAGGCATGGTTAACGTCAGCGTACCAGAAGTGATGGTCTGCGCGGTAAAGGTGTAAACACTGATAGCCTTATCACTCTGCGTTGAGTTGTAGAGCAACACACAGTCAAACGAGGTAGTTAGTGTTACGCTTGTGTACACAATGCTTGCCGAAGGAGTCCAATATCCTACGCCCGCCGTTGCAGATGCATTGGTAAAGGTTGGGGCTGTGGCATTAGTTACTGTTACCCCACCTGCGCTATAGTTTGCACCAGACACTTCACCAGTAGCTGAATAAATGGTTGTAGAAGCATTGATCGTAGCGGAGGCCAAGTACAAAGCAGCCTTTAGAGTATCCGTAGTAGGAGCGGTCAAGCTACCGCGAGAAACGATAGTAGAAACGCCAAGTTGGTGTTGGCCCAGCATCAGTTCGCTGAGGAACGATGTAGCCATTGATTGCGTGTTTGCCATTTTAGTTCCTTAAAAAGAAGCAGTAACGCCAACAGCAAAATTAGGTATTTTCTTCAACGTCACATGTGCCGAGCGGTGAACCAACTCACCATCCAACCAGTACTCTACCCATGTTGTTAGCTCATTGTCATTCTCAATTTCCCCGGCGCGGTGTTCCAGCAAGGAATCATCCATGTCGCCTTTGGTAGTAGTAACGATCAATTTGAACTCCTGATAAGTGCCGTAGTTGAGGTGTTAGCGGGCATGGTAATTGTAAACGTGGTGGTCGATGTTTTGTCAGACCCAAAGTCCAGTACCGCAATTGACTTATCACCCTGCGTGACGTTGTAAATCAAAGCACACCGGGCAGTCAAAGCCGCTGTCCAAGACACGTTATCCCAGTTTACATAAGCTACATAGCCAGATGAACTAATCTGAACCCCAGTCATAGTCTCCCCGCCAGCCGTGTAGCCTGTACCTGAGACTTCATAAGGATTGGTATTGCTGTAAACGGTAGTATCTGCGTTTAAATCCGCATTGGCGGTGTACAGAGCAATCTTGATTGTGTCTGTAGCCAAGTTGTGGACAGCCGTGTACAGCTCCTTCTTGAAGCTGGTAGTCTGGGTCTGAACAATGCTCATGTAACCGCCTGCCTATATTGACCACTACGATAGGCATCCTGACGCTCCATCCCATCACCCAGACGTTTAGCCAGCATAAGTGCTTCCTTGTACTTGCCGTCATACAGGGCTATCAAATCTGCCTCACCCTTCATAAAGGTGTAGGCTTCTACCAACGAACCGTAAAGTAAAACCGTGTCAAAGTTATCCCCTAACCACGTTTGACCGCTAGAAGCCACAGTGATTGACTCAGGATAGTAGTAGTAATGAAGTTCTGCGGAATAGGTGGCATCCGGAGTCGGGCCAAGGATAAAACTTAGCTCATTAGTGACTACGGAACTAGCAATCGTAGGCCCAAACAAAGCGTAGTACTTTGGTGTTCCCGTATCCGTTGGTGTGGGATATGCCTCACGCATGAAGTTCACATCTTTGTTAAGCAGAAATGTGTACGGGCCAGAGCCGGAGAAAACAGCCAACGAGTAAGGGGCTAAGAAGTCATCTGGGCAGGACAGGTATTTGTTGCTGGCAGTAATGGTTCCCGTCACGTTCTTACGCAACGAGGGGAACTGCACCGTGTTATAGATGCGCTGCTCCGCCTGCTGGATGAAGCGGTTGATCTGAGTCGTAGACGATACAGTAGACGAGTTCGCAAGGGTAATCGTCGGAAAGGTATTTTCCGTATAAGTCTGTATCGCCGCCGAAAGCTCAGTGTATGTCATGCCATCGGGCCTCTTGCCATCACGCCCTTGGTAGCTGCACCAGTTCCTCGGACTTTAATTCCGTCGGTCTTGGTAGTCTTGTCGGGGCCGTTGTTATACATGCCAACACTCATGCGCATGTCGCTGGTGCTAGATAGTTCAGAATCCTTGCCGGGGTTTGAAGAAATCTTCAAAGCCTTGCCGTTCATCTTATGCGGCGGTGCATAAACAGCAGCAGAGCCAATTTCTTTGCCGCCTTTTTTCATACTGTAAGCCATGATTTACCCCGTTTTTTGGTTAGCTGCACGAGACAGGTTACGCCCTACGCGCATGCGGTCTTCACTGGTAGGGCCACCCTTTTTCATGCCTTTGGCATGCATGCGGCTTTCGTGACCCTTGACCATTTTCTTGGCCTCGGTATCCGCAATTTGCTTTACTTTTTTCGTGTCCATCATTGACTCCTATGAAACCGTTACCGTTACTGTACCAACACTTGTAACTCCAACCAAATAATTGGGAGTTAACGCTACATCAAACTGACTTGCTCCACCAACCGGATACCAGCCCCACTGGATGTCCCTTGAGCCTCCCGTGAGGTTACCCGAACTGTTAACCCCTGCCGTTATATATGTGCTGTCGTGACGAGGATTACGCACCGCTTGCGGATCATCCACTGGGTACATACCAAGCTGCAACTGCGGTTGATCTGGATCCCAGCAAGACCGGCATACAAGCAAATTGTACGTCTTTGTCTTAATAATTTCTTTACGTAATTCGGTTAATTTAAAACTAGCGCCACACCTATCGCACATGGCAATACTGTTCTTGCCTGATGCAAACCTATTACCCATTTCAAGCTCCGCCCCCTATATAGGCCTGACGCGGCACAAACCGCACGGATGCCTTCTCGCGGTCTTCGTCTGACGCTAACTGCCAAGCCTCATCATATTGAGCTTTTAATATATCTAACCGTTGCGCACCATTGGGGACTTTAAGCGCCAAGTAGTAGGCCAGCCCCGCCACCATGCACGGCAAGAACCGAAACGGTACGTCCATAGTGTTCACGCCACCACCAGCATCATTAACACGGCGCAACCGCCAATAAATAAACTGGTACGTCTGGGAGTTATCGGGGGTAGGCCACACCGTGATAGCGGGCAGGCTTTGTACGTACGCACCGTCTCCCGCAGTGTGTGCCGCAGCAGTCGTGTTGTTCTGGCCCCGGACGCAGTTACTTAGGGTATTCCCTGATATGTAGCCATACCCAATGGTTTCCGAACCAATCAAGATAAAACCGGTAGAGGGTAAGCTTGCGGCAGAAGTCACCGCAATTGTCGTAGCGGTGGATGTAATTGTTGCACTAATTGTGGTTCCCACCGCCGAAGTCTGCCCGTCTAAACGTTGAATCCAAACCTGAATAGGGCGTGCTTGTTGCAGCTTGTTGGGGATGGTGGCGTAGGTAGAAACACTAATGCGCGTTATGGTCAGGTCAGCTTGGGTGGACGCACTGCCTGCGCCTGTACGTATTACGTGTTCAAGCAAGTCCACTGTGTCAGTTGGTAGTGGGTAGGTGTTCTGACCCGGAACTAAATTAATAGTCCCTTGATCGAACGTCCACATGTTGACGCCACGGTTGGCCCAGTCTGCAAAGAGTAGGTTCAATGACCGGCGGGCGGTGCGCAAATCATAACCCGTACGCATTTCGGAACCAGCACGTTCAAACGCTTCCTCCACGATCTCCGTGAGGTCAAGGTTGAAAGTAGCAATTCCCGAAGTAGACATTATCTAAAACCTGCTGTTTTCTTTGCTATGGTTTTGGGTTGCGCCACAAACTGTTTGCCCGCTGCCTTACCTGCACGTTTTGCTCTAGTGGTAGCTGCGTACTCAGTTGATGACAAAGATTTTATAGCAGCTTCAGGTAAGTACCGCTCACCTGTTTTTGACGACGGCTTTCCCGATTTGGTGCGCCATTTCTGGTCACCCCAAGCTTTAAGGGATTGCTGCGGTGCTTTCAATCTCTGTACCCTCCGCCTGCGGCCTTATAGCGTTTAGCCATAACTTGTGCTTTTCTGGCTGACCACTGACCAGCGCCCGTACCTACGATTGCCGCAGCTTTAACGCTGTTGAAAATACGCTTGCGTAGCTCAGGCTTGGTGTAGTTGCCAGCTTCATTTACCTTGGACTGTACTTTACCGCCTTCAGCGTATTGCGTGAAGTCAGTGTCATCCCTACGGGCTTTTTTCTTGCCCTTTGGCATTTTGGACGGGTCAATATTGCCCATACCGCGTGAAGCTCTCATGGTTCAGCACATCTTTCCACGGGTCTTACCCCGCTGGGCGATACCATCTGCGCGAGAAGAAGCTGAACCACCCGAAGCCATTTTTTTAACTGCGCCGCCATGTTTCATATCATTGCCCGCTTCGTCTTTCATGTACGGCCTTGTGCGTTTTGCCATGCGGTCAATAGTTGCCTGATCCGCAGCCGTATTAGCGGCTACTTTAGCCTCTGCATCTTGTCTATCTACAGTAGCTTTACCACTACTGGTGTATAAATCTCGCGGTTTATTTACACCAAACTTAGTATCCGCATCTGGCTTACGCGTCAATCCCCGCTCTTTATTTAAAAAATCACGCAAACTTAAACCGGAATCTTCCAGTTCTTTTTTGGAAACAATGCGTTTTGTAGTCATAACTTACTCCTTAGCAGGCTTTGCCGCCATTTTTCATACTAACCATCGTACCTTTGGTCTTGCCTTTGGTGGCAATACCGTCTGCACGTTTGGAAGCTGAACCCACAGCGCCGCCAGACTTCATGCCAAAACTTTTGCCAAGTGCCGCACCCGCACCAGCCATTTTGTTCATGCCCATTGCTGTGCCAATACCCGTTTTTGGTCCAGACATTGCTGCGCCAAGACCTTGCAATGGCCCGCCTCCGGGCATTGGCTTTGCGTTTGTGCCTGATTTGGGCGTTCCAGAATTTGTTGAATTCATAGCAGATTTAGCGGCTGCGGCGTATGTTTTTGCAGCATCAGACATGCCGCCTGCTGGCCTTGGGCCAACACTACCCATCATCGCGGTGCCAAGCCCTGTTTTAGGTCCAGACATTGCTGCGCCAAGACCCATTGGTGACCCAGATGCCCCACCGCGCAACTGGTCGGACATAAATTGCAACTGCTTTTGGATACCGCCTTGCCTTGGGCCGCCACTCATTGGCTTAGGACCACCCGGACGCGGTTTATTATCAATAGCAGGGGGGGCCCCGCGTACAAAACTAGTCATAACTATCTCCTTTAGACGAAACGGCCTTTTGTGCGGCCACGTTGAGCGATACCGTCGCCCCGGCTTGCTTTGACAGCCCCACCCTTTTTCATCTGGACGGGGGTTGCTGTTGCGGGATTCATCTGTGCGGCGTCTGCTTCGCCTGTGTTGACTTGAACCAAAGGCGAAGTGTTTCCTAAACCACCAGCATCCTGTGCGGGGGCTTGCATTTGACTTTGGCCTTGACCAAACGGGTAGTTGGAATTTCCAACCATGCCGCCATCGTCAAAGCGTTTCATGCGTTTTTTAGTTGCCATTAGCACTTCCCACCTTTCTTCATTACAACTTGTTTAGCCTTGGTCAAGCCTTTTTTGGCTACACCATCAGGCTTGGAGTTGGTTTTGACAGCGCCCATCTTGGCCATGCCGCCAGCTTTGAGGCCAGCGTGAGCTTTGGAAGCAGGTTTAGCTGCGTGTTTTGCTAGTGCGCTGCCTTTGTCGCCGTCTTTTTTCTTAGCAATCATTGCCATAAAGCCGGGGTTCATTTTAGAAGCCATAGTATCACCACCTTTAGAGAATTTACGGCCCTTGTCCGCAGTTGAAAAATCTTGCCCCACGGACTGTGGAACGCCTGCCTTCTTGGCAAACGATGGATTATGAGCCACCGCTTCCATGAACTTGTGTTGCTTTTTACTTGTCGTCGGCATCGTCTTTAAACCACCGCTGCACGGTATCAGTTTCCCAGATGCGAATAACCATCCACACGATGGTCAACACGCCGCCAATGAGCGCTACGACGGGAGTCATCCATCCTAAGAAACCGCCAAGGCCCATTACTACGGCAGCGCCATCAGTCATTGCTTTTACATTGCTTGTATCGGTCATATCAGCACTTCCATCTGGCTAAGGAAGCCGCCTTGCGGGTAGGCTTACCTTTTTCATCTTTCATCGGCCCCGGCATACCCGACATCCGCGCACAGAATGAATTCTTGCGTGCGCCACCTTGAGGCTGGGGAGCTTTCAGATTACTGCCGGTTGCTGCGTTGTACTTGGCTCTACCTTTGGCAGTCAGTCCAGCCCCTTTAGAGACGGGTAGCTTCTCGCCCCGGCCTACAGAGAGAACCGGGCCTTTTTTCTTAGCCATAGAAAATTGTGACTGAACCTATGCTCGTCACATCCGCATAAATATTGGTGCTAAACAACACACCTTCACCCGGAAATAGCAAGTATGTAGGCTGCGTAACAGAGC